ATGAGATTCGTAAAAGCAACGAGTCGAGACCGGATAGGAACTGGTGGACGAGGATCTATCAAAACAACCTTCAATCAGTTGTGTGACAGATTTGGATTACCACATGACTGCACCAAAGATGGTGAATCATGGTACTCCGGCGACGGCAAAGTGAGGTACGAGTGGGCATTCAAAAGTCTTGATGGTCGAACGATCGTAACGATCTACGACTACAAAGAAAAACGCCCCGTCGAGGAGATCAAAGAGTGGCGAATCGGTGGAAAAGGAAACTCTGAAAAGATAAAAAGTTTCTTCACCGCATTCTACCCCTGCGATCAGCTCGAAATCAGGTAGTGAACAAATTGCTTTTCCGAGAGAGCAACCACACGAACTACCAAGATGAAAAACCTCAGACCAACACGAGTTGTGACCTATCGAAGATACGGCATACCAGCCTTAATCCTCGAAGGGAAATGGCTCACAGAAAAGTATCGATTAATCATAGGCGATCTAGTCGATATTGATTATCAGCCTAAGGAGATTCGACTGCGGAAAAATATCACCTTGAGCCGCGAAAGACAAAAAAGACTCAAGGAGAGAGAACGGATCCGACAGCAACGAATCAAAGAATCAGCACATGACACCATCACAAACCAAGATGAGAACGCTGGCTCGAGAAGCATTGAAGTTAGTGAGGGATAAAGCGCCGGCAATTGTCGACGAACAGATCTTACCTCATATGCTCGACGAAGTAGCGGAATTCACCTGCGACATCATGGGAAAGTTGACCAATCTTGATGCGGAAAATGACAAAGCCATAACAATGGCACATGGCATTATCCGGGACGGATTGTTTAGCGAAATCATGAACCAGATCAATAAAACGATGCTGGCAGAAGCCGACAAAAGGATTACTAAATTATTCAAAAAATAAAAGACCTCCGACGAGGAGATCCCTTAAGACAGATACATTGTATCAAGAATCACTTCGTCAGGTCAAGCAAAAAATATGCAAACACTAGAACGAAGTCAAGTTCCGGTCGCAACAAAAGAAGAAAACTTCTTCACAGCGATCGGCAACACCAAGCCCTACTTCAAAGCGGCATTTGAAGGAGAACCGGGAACTGGTAAAAGTTGGAGCGCCGCATTAGTAGCAATCGGTCTTCACAAGAAGATCGGCAGTAAGAAGCCCATTGTCCTTATCGATACAGAGAAAGCATCAAAGTTTTTGGTCCCGCTCTTCAAAGAGAATGGAATCGAAGCGATGGTGCGTGAGACACACTCACTCGCTGATTTGGTAACAGCAATGAAGCTCTGCTCGGAAGGATATTCAGACATTATGGTGCTCGATAGCATCACACATATCTGGATGGATTTCCAAGAGGCGTACAAGCGCAAGCTTAATCGTCAAACATTCCAAATTCAAGACTGGATGGCAATCAAGTCTGAATGGAATAAATACTTCTCGATCCCGATGGTTCAATCACCACTACACATTATCGCCACTGGTCGTGTGTCGGATCGAATGGAGCAAGAAATAGATGAGGATGGTCGCAAGGAATTTACCAAGACCGGAGTAAAGATGCAGGCCGAGAAAAACGCCGCATACGAATTCGATGTCTTGGTACTCATGGAGCGACACGAACTCATCGAACGCAAGAAGCGTGAGGTATGGAGACAAGCTACTGTCCTCAAAGGACGAGGCAATCTCCTAGATGGAAAGGTCTTCAAGAATCCGACATATGAAGACTTTGCACCTGCAATTGAAGCAATCATCAAAGACCCTGTCTCTGCACGATTTAGTCCGGTAGAGCGAGATGCCGGCGAGTTAATCAAAACAGAAGAAGACAAGCGTAAGTGGGTACTCGAAAGAAAGCGATGGCTTGAAGAAATCGAGGGTTACCTCGTATCGATCTGGCCAAGCACTGGCGCACAGGAAAAGAAAAACAAAACTGATGCACTTGAGTATGCCTTCCAAACTCGAAGTTGGTCTGCTATCGAAGCGATGAGACCAGATGTCCTCGAGGACGGATACGCTCGCATTCAGGAATTTGCTCAAAAGAAGATCGCTGAATTAAAAAACGAACTTCCTCCTGAGCTCACTTCTACACAGAAGTTTGAGAAAGATCTTCGAGATTCAAAGACTGAAGACAAACCAAAGCGGTCCGCCGCCAAGGCTGCAGTAAAAAGTGGTAAGTAGAAAAAACTAAGCCACTGATTCAGCCCTGGTCGCAGTGGCACGAGGGCTGAAATCGGGGGCGTAGTCCCCGAGTAAGTCTGTGGCGGAATAAGTAGACGCTTATGGCACGCGTGAAAGTCCATCGGACTACACGTAAGACAGCTACCTCGCAGGTCGAGAAATAAATGCTGTCATGCGAGGTGTAAATCCTCGCCAGTCTTACAAACCAATGAGAGAAAACATCGATAGGGCTTATCGATGCTTTCTCTCTTCATAAAACTTATGGATGAAAACAAATTAAACCTAATTCCCAATAGCACGCAGGTCCCGAACGTGATTCTCGACCTCGTAATTCCCAGACTGCCCGAAGCTGAAGGGCGGTGTCTTTTGTATATCTGCCGACGAACATTCGGATTTCATAAAGGAGAGGATCGTATCAGTTTCTCTCAATTCATCGATGGAATAAAGGATCGGTCCGGCAAGGTTCTCGATTACGGCTGTGGCTTGGCAAGGGCATCTGTGGCAAAAGGTCTCAGGAATCTAGCCCTTGCTGAAGTGATCGCAGTGAGAGAAACCTCGAAAGGAAACTACTACCAAATTCACCTTCAAATGGATGTGGATAAAGTAGTTCAGCTAGTGAACCAGTATGCGAATCATACCAAAAGTAGTTCAGCTACTATACCGAAACCAGTTCAGCAGGTGAACACACAAAACATAGGAAACAAAGAGAAACAAAGTAAATCGCAGTCAGAGACTGCATTCAAAAAAGTAAGGAGTCTCCATTCAAAACTCGTCGAGTATTTTCATAACACAGCACGCCAGACAAGGGGGCTAAGGATCGTGATCACAAAAGCGGATGCAAAGAACCTCAAAAGGGTGATCGATCTAAACATTCTAAGCGAAAGCGACTTTGAAAAACTCATCCTCTATTTCCTTGGATCAATCCAATTCAGAAACCTATCACCAAGCATAAGCACTTTTTTGTCTTCCACAGTCATCAACGGACTTGTAGACAAAATGACCAACGGTTCAGGTTTTTGGAAAGACCTTGATTCGCTCTCACAAAGATTCCACCACGCACCAACCGAAGAAAGCAGAGAGATGCTCAAACGCATTGATGCCTTGAAAAAACAATTTTGCATCAACTTATCAGTTAACAAATAATCTCATGAAAAAAGTAATCACATTCGTTATAAAAGGAAACCCAGATGACTGGCATGGCAATCCGCTTCCATGTGTCCGAGTTGTTGGCCGAGCGCTCTGGCTTCCAGCAGCAAGAAAATATGCGGCTTGGAAAAGCTATGTTCGTAAATCGTTCTTCGCTGAATATCCTGCATATGTCATGTACGACGGTAAAAGGCTTCTCACTGACCTACAGCCATTCACTACTAAAGCTTCAGAAAAGGCTCGTATGGATTTAAAGATTTTCTGGATGAATGGTCTGCACGCAGATCCTGACAATATTTTCAAAGGAATAGCAGATGCTCTCTTTGAAAATGACAAGTTCCTTGATGGGAGCTTCGAGTCTGATCATGCGACAGATTCAAAAGGTCGAGTCGAAGTGAGCATCACTCTTAATGTGTAATGAAGTACTTCAGCTTATTCTCCGGCATTGGCGGATTCGAGCTAGCACTAAAACAGGCTTATGAAATCATGCGCACTAAGAACAAGAGACAGGGGATGCAAGGAATTGGAAATAAGAAAAGACAACCTAGCGAACTCAATAACCTCAGTGCTAACGGATTCACTTGTACTGGTTACTCGGAGATCGACAAATACGCCGTTGAGATATATCAAAAACACTTCCCAGAACATAAAAATTATGACGACATCACCAAAATCAAACCAAGTAAGCTACCCGACTTCGATCTATTGGTCGGAGGATTTCCGTGCCAAGCTTTCTCGATTGCTGGAAAAAGGAAAGGCTTTAAAGATACACGAGGAACGCTGTTTTTTGACATTGCACGCATTCTCCGAAGTAAAAAGCCCAGACTATTCCTTTTGGAAAACGTCAAAGGACTGCTATCTCATGACAATGGTAGTACTTTCAAGATCATCATCGCCACGCTTACTAAACTGGGGTACGACGTTCAGTGGCAGGTGCTTAACTCTAAGAATTTCGGAGTCCCTCAGAATCGGGAGCGTGTGTTCATTGTTGGACATCTTAGAGGCACAGCCCGACCGAAAGTATTTCCTTTCACCGAAAACAACAGCGAGGATATTGTCCTACCAACCATCACGACACGTGTTACCGCAGACTCGAACGGAACTTATGTTGGTAAAAGATCGCCACGTCAAATCATAGGCGGAAGCCAAGGGAATCGTGTTTACGATCCAAAAGGCATCTCAACCACGATCGCAAGCCAAGCTGGCGGACTCGGGGCGAAGACAGGACTCTATGCAGTAGGTGGACTGCAAGCACATCAGAAACCTAGAAAGGATGGAATCTCTCCAACACTAACCCAAGCCGCAGGAATGGGTGGAGGGCAGACACCTATAGTCTGGTCCAAAAAAGTAAAGATCCGCAGACTCACACCAACAGAATGCGAACGACTCCAAGGATTTCCCGACGGATGGACTGAGGGTATAAGCGACACGCAAAGATACAAGTGTCTCGGCAATGCTGTGACTGTAAATACGGTCCAGGCGATTGTCCAAAAAATCCTATGAAAGCAAAACATCGATGCTACAAATTATCACCTCAAAAGCTGAAAGAGATCCGTAAATCTTTTGAGGATTACGGGTGGAAAATTAAATGGATATCGGTGTTTTATCAGATATACCACAGCACGATTCACTACCACGTTAGATCAAAGGGATGGGTGAGAAAAGTAAAAGTCCAAACTGTTTTACCAGCCAAGGTCGCCAAGGTCTATAGCAAAGCCAAGAGAACCAGATACCTCCACATCACTTACAGAGACACGAAACAGAAAAAGAAAAAGTTAGAGGAGGGTTCATACGAATATATCCGCAACTTGGCAGAGCAACAACGGCATAAAAATTGTCAGCACATTCGATGGATAAAGAGATGCAGTTTTTGCGGAAAAATCCTCGAATCAGATTCCATTAATCACCAACAAATTCAATGAACATGACTAAAGATAAAAAGAACATCAAAAAACAAGAAGCCAATCCGTTGAGTCTGTCGGCTCGGTTTCTTTCAGCACGTCCTGACTTTGTCGGAGCGTGGATCATTGGCGCACATAGTCTCCTGCCAATTTTCAAAACAGAAAACAGAGAAGTAATAATCGCTTTCCTTGAAACTGTTCAAGGAGAATTCTTCGCAGCCCTTCGCCATCACTGGGAAAAAAGAAATGTAGATCAACGCATGACCTATACGTTCGGCACGATATGCAGAAATCGTAAAGGCGAGGAAAGGCTTGTTATTGGAATACTCGCACAAAAGACTGGAAAGCCTGCGTATGAGTACATCGACGATAACGGAAAGGTCGGAGCATGCAACGAGTCAAGCATGATCAGTTGGATGGAGAAAATATAAATATATGCAAATCACTGACATAAAACCATACAAGAATAATGCCAAAGAGCATCCTGTAGAACAGCTCACTAAGCTCGCCGCCATTGTTAAAGAAGTCGGATGGCGACAGCCAGTAATCGTAAATCAGCAAGGTGTGATCGTCGTCGGCCACGGAAGATTTGCGACATGGGAAAAATACAAAGAGGAGTTGAAGCCGATATGGATTATGGATGACATAGGAAAAACCATATTTGGCGGTCCTGAGACAACTCCACTCACTGAAGCACAAGAGACTGCCTACAGATTGGCAGACAACAAACTCAACGAGAGCGACTGGATCATGGGGCTCGTAATTACTGATTTAAAAGTATTGCAGATTGCAGGCTTCGACATAACGATCACCGGATTTACCAAAGACCTGCTTGTTGAAGACGATGAGAATGATGATGTTGTGCCGGAAACTCCCGTAGAGCCTAAAAGCAAAATAGGTGATGTGTATCAGCTCGGTCCGCACACGATTGCATGTGGAGATTCAATCGAAGATGAATCGTGGAAAAAAATCATGCTTGGCAGAAAAGCTGATTGTGTTTTTACTGATCCTCCGTACAACGTAAATTATTCAGGACGTGGCGAAAATACAAGCCAGAAGATTCTCAACGACAACATGGCAGATGTGGCGTTCGATACATTTCTTGAAGCTGTGTTCGCTCGGATAGCTGAAGTCGCAAAGGGCGGTGCAGGATGGTACGTCTTTCACTCAACTTCAACGCAGTCACAGTTTGAGTCAGCTCTGAAGAAGCAGGGAATGTCGGTCCATAACCAACTCATATGGAATAAACCAACAGCATCAATGGGGTGGGGAGATTACCGATGGAAGCATGAGCCGTTCTTTTACGTTTCAAAGGAGGGAGTGAAAGCAGTCTTCTATGGTGATCGAAGAAATCACACCATCCTAAACTTCCATGATAGCGACCAGAAGATCCTCAACTGGGCAAAGCGACAGCGCAAGCTAGAGACAGAAGGAAAGCTGACGATATGGTCGATGAAGCGCGATCGGGTAAGCGAGTACAAACATCCAACGCAAAAACCTGTGGAGCTCATAACATACGCACTCTTCAATAGCTCAAAGGTCGATGACTTAATTGTCGATCCGTTTCTTGGAAGCGGAAGCACTCTCATCGCCTGCCATAAGACAAGCCGAGCATGTGCAGGCATTGAGCTTGATCCTAAGTTTGTAGATGTGGTCGTCCAACGATGGGTCGACTACACCGGAATCGAGTCAATTATTAAAAACGGACAGCCTGAAAATTGGCTCAAAACGACACATGAATAATCAAGAAAACAAAAACGATAAACCACTCCTGATACCGCCAATAACAGCGCAAGAACAGGTGAAGCAGGACATCAAGATTGATACCACTCCACCTGATACATCAGGAAAAGATCAGGTGAGGGACGATTCTGGGCGCTTCAAGCCAGGGTTTTCAGGAAATCCTATCGGTCGTCCATCGGGCATAAAACAACTCACGCACAGGGTCCGAGAAAGACTTCTTGCTCTTGAAGCAAAAGACGAGTTTGGCAATCCGTTACCGCTTGAAGAAGCTCTCGCCCAGAAGATTGTGAAGCTAGCGATTGAAGGTGATCCAAAAATGATTCAACTCGTGTGGGCATACCTTGACGGTAGACCGCCACAGCACATTGACCTGACAAGCAAGGGCGAAAGGCTTTCAGGCACGATGATTGTCACAGATGAAGATGACCTTCGCATAGAAGAATTATTCGGGTTCAGAAAACTACTGCCGTCAAAAACAACATCACAAGAAAATGGAAACGATAAACGACCAACTAATGGAAGTAGCCTCCCCGATCAACCAACAGGGAATCCAATTCCTCAGGGAGAGCAACGTAGGGGCGCGTACGAAGGCACTGCGTAAGCACTTCGGCTACTTTGTCACATACTACCTCCAGCATTATATCTGGAGTGAGTTTGCGTCGTTCCATTACGACATGATGAGGGACGTACATGACCTCCTTGATTTCAAAGTGCGAGAGGTCGCATGGTTTATGTTCGGAGAAAGTGCAAAGACAAGTTTTGCTAAGGCACTTATTCTTTACATGATCGCTTATGAAATAGAACCGTACATCAACGTCGATGCATTCGATAGCACTAACTCCGAGCGTATTCTCTTTGACGTTGTCTGGGAGCTTCAAACTAACAGTCGCTTCATCAATGACTTCGGTGAATTGTATAACGTAAAGCGTTCCAAGGATCAGATCACACAAAAGCGTGTAAAAGATTTTGTGACCAATCCCAAGAAAGATGAATACGGAAGGATCAAGAAAGCAGGAATCCGTGTCGAAGCGCACAGTACGCAGGAAAGCGTGCGAGGTCGAGTGCATGGAGCGATGCGTCCTGGCTTTGTTTTACTTGATGACTTTGAGACAAAGAAAACTCTCAAAAGTGAAGCGGCGACAAGTCAGGTACGCATGCACATACAAGAATTCAAAAGAGGTCTAGACTCGAAGCGTCGCAGGGTTATGTATCTCGGTAACATCCTAAGCGAATACGGAAATGTACAAAGCACGATAGAACGTGCCAAACATGACCCTGAACTTAAGGTTCGCATCGTTCCTATTTGCCAAGGAACTCTCATGTCAGGGTTGCACACTCCATCGTGGCCGCAGAGATGGACGATGAATGATGCCGAAGCCCAAGCCACAAACAAGGCGAGTATTGATGGAAAGAGAAGATCGATGTGGACACCAGAAGAAGGTGATATGGATTTTCAGGCTGAGATGCTCTGTCAGCCGATCGATGAAATGAAAGCCCTCTTTAAACGTGAATGGTTTATGCCAGTCGCATGGGAAGCTCTGCTTGAAAAGAAACTTGCGGCATACGTCACGATCGACACACCGAGCAGAAAAGAAGATGGCGTAGTAACCGCAGGCGGAGACTTCGTCGGCTTCTGCATCAACTGGATTGACCGAGAAGGAAAGTGGCATTTGAAAGCATGGAGAGAAAAGCTCGGTCCCACCGGAATCATTGAAAAGATGTTCGGTATTTACAATTTTCTTGTACAAGCAGGTACGCCTCCTTTAAAAATGGGATGGGAAGATACCGCTTTCACTCGTGGGCTTGAGCCGATGCTCCGACACGAACAGAGAGTGCGACAGACTTTCCTGCCTTTGATGTGGCTCAAACATGAAGGTCGGTCAAAGCAGGATCGTATACGAACAGGACTATTGTACCGCTACGAAACTCGAAGCGTGTATCACCTCCAAGGCGAATGCAAAGACCTTGAGAATGAACTCGTGCGTTTTCCTGATGCAGATCATGACGACATAAGCGATGCGACAGCATATCAAAGCGACATCGCACGTCCTGCCGGGACGGAAAAGCCTCGAGATCCTAGACCTGAACGTTTTGTCGACACTCCATACGGAAAAGTAAAACCTGCATACGAGGATGAATTGGTAGATGAAGGTCCGCAATACCCAGACATCGGTATTTGATTGCACACACTTTTTCACATTTTTTAGAGTAAATAATTAAACAATCATGTCGTTAGCGCACTATAAAACCCGAGACACATTAGCATCGCAATCTCTCAAGGAGATCGACTACTCATACCGCTACAAAAAAGCTCGGATGTCTTCGTGGAATAAAAACGAAGACATGATGAATCCTGATCGTGCTAATCCAAGTGTCACTTCTCCATATGGAGGCAGTACCTATCTGCAACAGGCAGGCGATACGAGAGCTCAAGTCCCACTCTTCAAGATGCACGGATTTGTACACACCATCCTCTCAAAGATTGATAGCCCTCTCACATTCAAATACGTCAAAGGTGAATCAGCAGATCTGAAAAAAGCAAAACTGATGAATGCAATCAGAGATAAGGATTCCAAAATCGGTAGATGGAACTTTAAAGATTTGATGGGAAAGCGTGATGCTGCAATTTATGGACGAACTATTTATTTGTACCTCACTAGAAATGACAAAGGAGTTTATAAGAGCCTTTTGAATTTGATAGATCCGAAAGACTTCCTCATTGATCCCGATGTTGGCGGACTTTGTACTGAAGAAGAAGATGGAAGCGGAGTAGAAAAAGCTTCATACCTTGGATGGTGGAATACCAAGCTCACTCGCGCTCAGCTTACACAAGGTGTTAAGGATGGAATTTACTATAAGAAGGTGGTGGAGGAAATGCTTGCAAGCGGAGGGAATAATACTGCAAAAACAAAGCAGGATATCGACAAAGATAATCGAAAAATCAATGGCGCACCTCGTGAACGTTTCAAAAACGAGAATCAATTTATTTTCTATACATGGATCACGACAGACGAGAACGATGACCGCTATTATTTGGTACTGACTCCATCAGGTGACTGTATTCGATGCGAACCTTGGAAAGACATACGAAAAAGTGAGAAGTATCCAATATGGACATGGGCGGCATTCCCAGATCCTCGTGAATTTTGGACACCATCATATTGTGATTATGCTCGAGGCATTTTCATGGCACAAGAAAAGAGTATCAACCAGTCGCTTGATAACTCTGAGCAGATCAACCGACCGCAAACTGCCGTAAACGTAGACTATGTGCGCAATCTTGCACAAGTACGCTACCGAAAGGACGGATACATTGAGATTGAGGGCAATATCGATGTGAATAAGGTGCTACAGACACGGCAAACCCCTCCAATTCAGGGTCCATTCATGGTCTATGACAAGCTTGAAACGATCGTCGAAGGTGAAAGTGGTGTGACCGCAGGGGTAAAAGGGGTGGGGACTGAAGATACCCTCGGAATCTATGAAGGAAATCTCCAGCAAGCAGGTGATCGATTTAGTCTTTTGAATAAAAGCTACGCAGAGGGCTACTATCGCTTTGCTGTTTTACACAAAGAAGGAGTGATGCAGGATCTGAAAAAGAAAACTGCTGTCCAAATTCTCGGTCCGATGGGTCTTGAAATTGAAATGGTCACATCAAGAGATTTGAAACCATATCAAAACGACTATGACATTCTCGTTGAATCAAGTAGTGCCGAAGCGCAAAACAATGCTGTTGAAAGTAAAAATAAAATAACTTTCCTTGGAGCTTATAAAGGCGATCAAACTATTAATCAGAAAGTTTTATTTGAAACTCAGGCGGCAATCGCAGGTGTCGATGACGATACAGTCAAACGACTTCTTGATACGAGTGACTACGATGCGATCGAAGTGGTAGCCCAAGCCGACGAAGCATTCCAACTTCTTATCGGCGGAGACAAAGCTCCGCTCTACAAAGATGCCAATACAGCATTCCTGCAAAGACTACATGATCTTTCAGACAAATTTGATCATGAGCTTACACCCGAACAGCATACTGTGGTGTTTGCCTACATGGATCAGATCACTCCAATTGTGGAGAAAAACGCAGCACGTTCAGTGGTAGCGCAATCAGCAAAAGTAGGCTTGATCAGCGGTCCTGGCGGTATGGTCGATGCACCGCCTGGCGATACGATTGATCCTGCAATGAAGGGTGCTCCTGCCACTCGAACGGCTGCGCTTACACCGTAGCAATTATTATTTAATTTAATCAATAAAATTATGTCAGAATCAAACAATGTAAAGTTCGTAGAAGCTAACGGCAAGTGGCTATGGAAGCGCTACGACGAACAAGGGTCAGTTATTTTCAGAAGTCCTGAATTTGATACCGAGAGACAGGCTCGAGAAGACTACGATATCAATGGAGGCGAAGCACAAGCTTCAACACCTGAAGCCGGTCCCGTTGGCACAGAGACAACTGCTCCCGTCGCTCCGACAGCTCCTGAATCAGCTGATGCAGGTAATACTTCACCAGAAGGTGGAACGGATGCAGGGCAAGCATCAATTCCTGATGGTATAGGAACGAATTAATATCTCGTTGTCATACCATGCCAGCATTTACTTATAAAATTGAAAAGAAAGCGAAGGATAAAGGCGACTATCGTATCACCAAGTATGGTCAAGTTGCTGAGTTTTCTCTGCGTGAGATGAGTCGCAACATTGAGCAGATCAAGAAGCAGGCGAGGGAAATGGAAGCAAATGCAAAGCTTCAGAATGCTCTGGCTGAAAACATTCGTCGTGCAAATCCCGAGCTTCTCGCATACATGAAAAAGCTATCGCCTAAAAAGCGATTCGCTCTCACCATGCTTGCGATACAGGAAAATAAAGCGAAGCAATTCAAGGATCAGGAATTGCAAGCAAAATGTATTCTCAAAACCCTTGAAAAGGAAAATGTACTTGTCCGTAATAAATTAAAACTATGAGCGAACAACCAGAAACAAAAGTGGATCTCACCGGTCCGCACAATGCAGAGCAAGAAGTAGATCAAGAAAAACAACAGCTCGAAGAAGCTGAAGTTGAAGACCTCAATAAAGCAATTGACGTGTCACAGGATTTAATCTCGTGGTCTAGAACTCCTGCCGGCAAGGACACTATCGATCGTCTTCAGAATGAATCTCGAAAGGCGATGAATGAACTCTTTGCTGTTCTTCACGATAGTCCTGAACTCGGGAAGTTGGTATCGGTCATTGCTCGCTTTGAAGCATCCGTGCAAATGCTCAGGCGTTTTATCGGCGCAGACGAAGACCTTGATATCTTGCTAAACGAACTTGCCAGAAAACGCCCTAGTGTTTCAGCCGATCTTGCGAAGTAAAGAAAAGACAAAAAAATCATCGGGAAACCGGTGATTTTTTGATAAATGATTGCACACACTTTTTCACATTTTTAGCGCTAGATACTTATAAGCATAGAGGGGCCAACCTCTTAATTAATAAAAAGGTAACGGCGCTAATGCTCTGCGTTTCAATCGAGCATCAATGGGGCGAAAACCATTGCAAAAAAACGTAAACAATTATGAACAAACAAAATCATACGGAAGCCGCACCCGCTGACGACAAGTCAGGAAAAGCCGCAGGGGAATCTCAGCCAATCGATAAGAACGGCAAGAAAGATTCAGACAACCCTACAAATGGTCAATCGATTGCTCAGATTGCAGAGGGAGAAGGATCAAAGCCTAGCGATTCAAAGGTACGAAGGAATCGGGCAGAGATCGAGAAAGACGAACTCTTTGATGAACTCAAAAAAGAGAATCGTGAGATGAAAAAAATGATCCGAGATGAGGTCATTCCTACCATCAAAGATTTGCAGGAGCAGATCAAGAAAGGAGGTTCGCGCGGAGCAGATGCCAAGGACGAGATAGAAGCGCTCATCGAAGGTAGTGCAGATCCCGAGTTTACTCGAAAACTTGCGAACGCACTCCTCTCAAAGTCCAAGAAGCAATTCGAGGACGAGTACCTTTCAGATATCAAAGATATTAAGTTGAAGACTGAAGCGCAGTCGAAGGAGATCAACACCGCTCAGATCACCGGAGCAATCTCGAAAGAGTTTGACCGAGTGATTGCCGATAACCCCGAACTTGCCAAGATTGCCAAAAAAGAAGCCGTCAGGAAGTACATCATGTCGAGCGAGGAAAACCTCGGCCGCACAATGGAAGACATTCTAGAGGAACTCTATGGCGATGCGGTAAAGCCTGAACCAGGAATGGAAGGCTACAGCTCTCAGGGAGGCAATCATCCAAAGGAACCGGATTACACCAAACCAACAGAAGATGATCACAAGCGTATTGCTGAATCCCGAGAAAAGGGTGGTAAGGAGTTTGATAAGTATCAGGAGAGCCTGATCGATCGCCTCACTCAGCGTTCACGTCATCGAAATAAATAACTGATGTTTTGAGAGGGTAAATTTATTCAACTAATTTTATTCCTCATATGTTAGCAGTATTTAAAGAACAGTTCGACAACGCCTATCAGGCTGTGTTCGACAAGGTACTAGTTGCGATGGAGATCGCAAACACGCGCCTTGAAAAAAAGCTCGACTACGGTGCGAGCGTAAAGCGTGTAAAGTATTCTCTTGCGCCAATTCGTGTTCGTAACATCACGATTGGAGTGAACCGAACCATTGACCAGCTCAATGACTCCGGTGAAACCCTTCTTGTAAACAAGAACAAGGGTGCAGACTTCCGTGTTTCCAAAAAGGAAATGATTCAAGCAGGTCCATTGAATCCAGCCGAGACAATCGGTGCGGAAGTCGCAAAGAAGCTTTCTCGTTACATTGATGCCGATGTGTTTGCTGAAGTGAAGAAAGCTCAGCAAGCATTCGACACTGGTGACCTCACCACGATGACATCGAGCGGAACTCCGATCGTGCTCTCGACGACAAACATTCCTCAGCTTTTGGCTCAGGGTCGTGCGAAGTTACGCCGAGCGAATCAGGATCTCACCAATCTTGCTCTGGTTATCGACAGTTACGGTGGATCGGTCATCGAGCAGTACGTCATGTCTAAAAACATTGACCTCGCTGCTGCCGCATTCAAAAACGGCTATGCCGGTCCGGTCGGTGGTGCGGAGCTTTACACCTCCGAGAATCTTCTCGCTGAAGCAATCGTCACGATGGCTTCAAATCCTACGAACGGACAGACGTTCTCTATCAACGGATTCATCTATACGTTCGTCACTTCGATCGGCGCTACCCCAGGTAACGTTTTGATTGAAGCAGGTGTGGATGCAACCCGAGATAACCTGATCGATGCAATTCATCAGACTACTGGCACAGCCGGTACAAAGTATGTCGCATGGACTGACGTTGATCCTGGTTACGACCAGTCTAACTGGGTCGATCTTCAGCTCGCCGCTGTCGACAACGACACAACTGATCAGATCACCATTACTGGTACAGGTTCAGGTCGCCTTGTATTCGGCGGAAACGCTACGTACACGCTGACCAAGAACCTCATCCACGCTTACTACGGTAAGAAAGGTGCGATCGATGTTGTTATTCAGGACACTGCCGAAGTCGAAATGGTCGACGATCCGTATCAGCGAGCAAAGATCATCCGATCCGATGCTATCTACGGAATCTTCACTTTTGCCGACGGTAAGCCTCAGTATCTCGACGTTCAAGTCCAATCATAAGGATTCCGCTGATCTCAGCTCACGCTGGGGCTCAGTGGCAGAAGCAGAACTTGCAATGGGCTGCTTCTGCCACTGGGAAATATAAAAACATATCATGGCAACACCACTAACAGGACAACAAATTATTGATCGCTTTGAATTGTATACCGACGATACAACCGATTTGTCGAGCGATGAGGAACTCACTCTCGCAAATGACAAACTCCGTCTCGTCTACATGGAACAGCCGTGGGAATTTCTTCGTAGAAAAAAGACTGGCGCTGTTGAAAGCGATGGAAAAATTACTGTGCCAACAGACTTTGATGAACTGATGGAGAATTATAGCCAAGACCAGAATGAGCCAATCCTCAAAGTAATTTTTATAGGAAGCCAGAGAAGTCCTTACTACTTTGTGCCAATGGGGCAGAGGAATGCAAATCAATTTAGTAATGTCTGTTGGATTGATCCGTTGGACGGAAAAATAAACTTTGCACAAAGTCCTGGGACAGGTGCGACATATGAATTTGATTACAAAACAAGCCCTGACGATATCGCAGTCGGAACGTATCCTAAATTGCCTCCTGAGTACCATCCGATGATTGTTTTTCTCATGCTTATCGATGAAGAAATTATAAAGAAGTCGGAAAAGGCACGAAGCAACATGCAAGAGAATGCCGTGCAGTATCAGAAGTATTTGAAAAACCTAAAACTGAGGGATGCGCGATTTAAACTCATCTAATTTATGGCAGATCATGAAATTAAAAAATTTGCATCAGGAGTACATAATCGTGAAGATAACGAAGACACTCCAAAAGACAGCGCTAAAGATTCGCTCAATTGGGTGACCATTGATGGTCGCCTAGAACTCGCTCGAGGAAAAGTGACAGTCGGAACTGAAGGTGCGGCAGGCTCATGTCCTGCAATCCATATTGGATATAAAAGCACAGGTGTTGCAATTCTCTGGCGAAAAATTGCTACAAAAATTCAGTATTTTAATGTCACAACTTGGGTAGATGTGGTAACAGGACTTAATGCGAATGATATCTACGTTTTTACAAACTACAGCTCACTCACTGGAGCGTGGACGTTTGCTGGCGGTCCTGGCGGATTATTTAAATTTGCTAACGCGAATCCAACAAGCTATATCCAACTTTATACTACGACAGATTTTTTTTGCGGATTTCCTCTGATCGACAAAGCGAGAATGTATCTGTGGGGAATCGCTAAAGATACGACAGCACTTTATCGAAGTTTCATTGATGTGCAACGTGATGGAGTTAGCTTCACTCAGGTGGCAAACGAAAATGCTGCAAGCGGAAACGGATCACAAACAGCATTCACCGGAGTGCTTCTATTCAAGTCGGGTCAACCAAAGCGAAACTGCGGACTCGTCACAATCAAATGCACGGATGGGGGAGGTGAAATATTTACAGACGATAAAAATGGAAACCTAAAGGGAAGCTCAGGCGGAACAGGCACGATCAATTACATCACCGGAGCGTGGAGTGTGACTTTCGTAACTGTGCCTGGAGCTTCAGCAAACAATATCCAATCAACCTATGTCTGGGAAAACAGTACGACTAAAGGCGTAGCAGATTTTACATATAGCGCATCAAGGCTTGCCGGCGAAGGGGATGTGATCCGGCAGGATGAAGGAGGTGATGCCATTCAGCAGCTTGTCATCGGTATTGATGGAAACTACTACTCATTGAAAAAACAAAGTGCATATCAGCACAAATACACTGACGATGATAAGACATTCAATAATCAAGTGGTCCGAAGAAACATCGGAGTCCTCACAAGAAAAAGCTCAGTCACTACCGGCCGAGGTGTGGTCTTCATCAACACAGCAAATCCTGATCGTCCTCAGCTTACAGTCCTCGAAAAGAATCCTCTCGGCGATGACATTCTCGCAACTGAACTTATTCCGCAATTTGCATGGGAAAAATTCGACTATAGCGATGCGTTCATGGAAACCTACGGACAATTTGTGGTGCTATCTTGCCGAGCTCAATCAAGTATCGTGAATGATCGAACGCTCGTGATTGATATCGTAAAAAATACTGTCGACATTACAAACTATGGAATGAAATCACTCGCAAAAGATTCAGGTGTGCTTTATGGCGGAAGTCCACACACTCAAACTGTTTATAAAATCCTCAACGGCTTTGACGACGATGGATATGTCATTCAAAACAACTGGGACAGCAAGTACGAAACATACGGCGTGCGCCGACTGAAAAAATATCGACGACTTCGCTATCGAGGCGAAATAGATCCTGCTCAATATGTGGAAGTCTACGCTGACTTTGACGGAGCCGGATATGCCCTTGTAGGCACAATCCGAGGTGATGCGACCTACGTTAACAGATCCAGTCCCTCGAGTGTAGGTACAACCATGATCGGTGAGGCAGCTGTCGGAGGGGACGGATCAGCTCAAGTGTACCCCTATGAACTACAAATAAAGGCGATGAAAATACCTAAATTTCGCCGTAGAAGCATCCGATTTTTAGCAAAGGGAATCGGCTATGTAAGTGTCATGGAATCAATCGACTGGGACATCCTGACTTATGAAGACAAACTGCCAAAAGTATATAGGCAGAAGGAGCATGTGAGTCTTGATGGCAAAAATATTGACCAATGATTGCACACACTTTTTCACATTTTTTAGAGTAAATAATTAAACCATGTCGAGCAAACTCACAAAAGTAGTCGCAAACTTCGAAACATCTCTTGCCACCAAGCTAGCGAATGGCGCTACTTCAGGGTCTCTAACGAGTGTTACCGACAAGAATGCCGTGACAATTCCGTCAGGAAAATATTGCATGATTATTGACCGAGGAACTGGCGATGAAGAACACTTGATCTTTGATTTATCAGGCACATCTATATCCAATATTTATAGTGTGTCGCGCCAGGGGGTACAGACCGCAGGGGTACAAAATCTCAATGGTCATAGAGCCGGCGCCAAATGTTATCTCACCGACTTCGTCAATTTAAAAATCATCGTCGACATCATGAATGGTGCTGACACTTTAGATTCAGCAAATCCGCTCAAGTACGATGCTGATCCTGCTTTCAGTGACTCAAAGCAAGTGGTCTCAAAAGGATATGTAGACACCAACCTTGCGGGTAAAGCATCAACAAATGGCAACAATACATTTTCTGGTAATAATAATTTTATAAATTCTCCAAATGTTCCTAACGCTGTAAGTGCCTCACAGCCGGTGACACTTTCACAGCTCATGGCGGCCGCCCTTACTGGTATTCAGGCCCGACTTGAGTATGTCGATGTCGCAATAAATGCAGATGGAAGCGTTAGATCACTTCATGACAATGTGAACGGAAAAACATTCGTGTTCGAGTATGACGACAACCGGCTACTCCGAAGCATCTATGACGGAGTGAAGAAGTGGTCTATTCGGGATGTCTGAGAGAGGATCGCAAGCATTATCCATTAATTTAATTTTTTACCATGATTAATTTACAAGTAGATCGAAGATTAGATAGAACAACAAGCGTAAAGGGACTAAACATTGCCCCAATTTCCAAATTTGCTGAATGGAGCAGGCAGGGAATGGTGCAGTGGCCAGCAGTCAAAGCGCAAGGAAAACTCACCATCCAAAATCAGCCATCGCCAGGAGAAACCATAACCATCGGTACAAAGACCTACTCCTTTGTGGCAAGCCTTGTCACTAATACTGACGGACAGATTGTGATCGGAGGAAGTGTTGCGGTAACTCGAGCGAATATCATGGCAGCAATAAACCTCTCCGGACTTCCAGGAAGCCAGTACGCATCGGCAACTTCTCTCAATGGTGATGTTGAAGCAACTGCAATCATCGGTAATGACGTTATTGTCACTTCAAAAGTTGGAGGCATAGTAGGGAATGCAATCGCCACGACCTCAACTCTCGTAGCTCCTAACACTTTTGATGCAGTAACTCTCGGAACGTACCGAGCCGGTGCAGCAGCAAGCGATGCTGACTCGATCATTGTTCCTGGATATCGAGGCTGTTTCAATAACTATGTTAACAACCAGTATAACCCTCGAGAAAACTTCTACATCGGTCGATCATCTTGGGATGGCGATGCAGACAGAGGCTTCGGTATCCAAGAGGAATTGCTCCGAGAATTTCCTGATCATGACTATCAGCTTGCAGCAGGGGCTACACGCAAAATGTATTCTCCAAATTTCCTTGAAAGAAGAATAAAGACTGTACGATCTCTGACACTATACACCAAACTTCGTGATATGGAAGCGCAGACTCTCTCGTCTCCATTCGCCAAAAGCACAGGTAATCGTGTGTTCAAAACGATTGAACTTGATTCGACACGATTCATTACCTTTTATCGCCAGCAAGCGGGTACAACTGGCATCTACGCAGTTGTTGGAAATACGAATACTAACGGAACTATCACATGGGGTGCGCCACTCATAATGTATACAGTCGACTGGTACAACGAAAACTTTGATGCCTGCCTCATCAACACTGACAAAGTGCTTATTGCACTTCCTGTTGGCGCATCAAATTACGTCAATACAGCAGTAGTCACTATCTCAGGTACAGGTATTGCACTCAACACTCCAGTCCAGGTCGTAGCTGTTGCACCAAGCTATAAGCAACTTGTGAAAGTCGGAACTGATAAAGCGATCCTTGCTTTTGAAAACGGAGCGAACATCAATCTTTACTGCGTTTCCGTTTCAGGAACTGTTCCGTCATACGGATCATTAGCGACAATTACTACTGCATCAAAGCCGGTCTTTGCACCAAATGGCACAGATAAATGTCAGATTGCATACATCGGTTCTGGTGGATGGTACTCGGCTGTGGTAACAACTTCAGGAAGCACAATAACAGTACAGGCAGGTCTTCAGGTCAGTTACGAATCTAGCTACTCGTACCGATACATTTTGCTGTACCAAATCACGACAGACACATTCATGTTTTGGAGTCATTGGGGTCAGGTTCAATATCAAACGCGCGATAGATATCGTGCTGGTCTTCTTACTGTGTCTGGTACTAATACGACTCTTGCAAGTAGTAGCTACGTGCCGTCCGGATGGTGGGGTGATCGCATGTTTTATCCAAAAATGATTGATGCTACGAGCTTCTATATGTACGGCTATGAAAGCAATCGTCTTACTGGTGCAAAAGTTACGCTTTCCGGTACAACCCTCACTTTTCCGCAGATGACATACAAGAGTTTCGGTTGGAACGAAAATGCTGGGGATCAACAGATTTATAAATATCAAATCTACAACAACTTTCCTGAAATTGGCGATCCAGTGAACTGCAATGGAAATATGTTCTTCATCTGCACTGACAACAATGCAAACGGAGCGATATCTACATTCAGTGACAAAGCATTCAGTTTTGATTTGTATAACGGCGATGACCTCGTCGGTACATTCACTAAAACCGATCTAGGCTTCCAGCAAAAGATTAATGTGGATCTTCCTATTTACAAAGAAGAGTTCGGAATAAAAATGAAAAGTAATGACAGCGTAGCTAGAACTGTTCAAATAGATCACTTGTTCTTGTTAATCGATTAAAAAATTAATGAATTCTTACACGATACAATACGGCGATACCTTAAGTGGAATCGCATCAAAGACAGAAAAGAGCATCCAAGAATTGATGTCTCTCAATCCTTCGATCACTGATCCCAACAAAATATATGCTGGGCGTACTTTGTCGTTGGGAGCTTCTGCCACTCCGACACCAGCTCCTACACCGACTCCTGCAAAGCAAACTATAGCTCAGGTGGCAAAAGTGACGGTCCCAAACTATGTGGAAGATCCGACTGCAACCCAGATCGGCAATAACTATAAAAGTACAGCTACTTCACAGGTGAACGAGGAAGCCATAAGAGCAGCCACAAGATCACGTATTCAGGGGCAAATTGACGCTATAAACGCCGCTGTGAGCGATCAAATAGCAAACTTCAGGAATACTACAGGCAAGAACCGACAAGGGCAAAGTTACGCACTTGCGGCGGCCGGCGGACGAATTGGAAGTGCGACGGGAGAGTCTGAATTCCAGACAACTGAAAACTACAACAGCCAGCAAGAACAGACATATCGTGACGATGCGAATGTAAAAATATCCTCTCTTATGGGTGGTGCGAGCAGAGATGCCACTGCTGAAATTGAAGCAAGGCGTACTGCTATCCAACAAGGAGTCGATAAGTATTTTGAATTCTTGGACAATCAAGGAAAGCAGAAAAGAGATCAGGTCACCGCATTTATCAAAAACATGCTTGCTCTTGGGGTTGATCCAACACAGCTCAGTGATTCTGATGTTCAGAAACTTCAAGGTCAGTATGGCTTCAGCAAAGACCAGCTCGTCTCACTTTATAACGATGCGAAGACACAAAAATCTACTGCTGATATTACTACTGAAAAAGCAAAAGCAGATCTTGAGAAATCAAAAAATGATGCGAATCAATTCAGCCTTAATGAAGGTGATGCTCGCTATGTTTACGATCCCGCAACAGGCACTGCAAAACTCGTGGCTGCTCGCGCAAAGACATATGCGCCTGGCACGACTGGAACTCCTGGCACTACGCTCAAATATGACGATCCAAATTACACGCTTGATGCAATTCGTAAATCAAAGGGTGGTCGTGTCATGACTCAAGGCGAACTCAAGCCGATTACAGACATTCAAACGATTGTCGGCCAAGCGGAGACACTTACAGGCTTGATCAATAGCGTAGATACTGGTCCGATCGTTGGAATCATAAAAAGCGTAAATCCATACGATACCAAAGCCCAGCTGATGAAGTCAGCGATTACTGCGATCGTTCCGAAACTTGCCCGTGGAGTTTACGGAGAAGTCGGAGTGCTTACTGATGCTGATATCGAAAACTATTCTCGCACTATTGCGAATTTGAAAAATACAACTGACGTAAATAAAGCAGTGATGGCGATGACTCTTGATATTGCAACTCGATCGCTTGCTAATCAGCTTAACTCTTTGTCGGCCGGTCAAAGAGATGTCTCAAGGTTTGAGTCTATCTATCAAGGTATGAACGCAAAAGCTGACAAGCTCAAATCAGAGCTTGGATACGGATCAGCTCCAGTCGCAACGCAAGGCACTGAATTCAAAAGCAACGGTGGCAACACCTATAAGCTCCCATACTAACCATGTCTCTTACACACGAACAAATCCAAGGAAACGTAAACGCCCTAGAAAAACAGGGTGCAAGCCATGAAGAAATTCAGCAATGGCTCGACTCTTTACCTGCACCAACAGCAACACCTGAGCCTCCTAAAAAAGAAGGAATATTGAAAAGGGTCGGCAAGGCTCTCATTTCAAGTGAACTCGGCTTCGGTAAAAGCATAGCTGATGCATTGCCGTCTTTCGTTCCGGGGAGTGCGGCATGGACGAATAAACAGAATGAGCAACTCATGGCGCAAAGCCAGGAGATAACTGACAACTTGATGAAGACGATAAAGCAAAAGAAAGCTCGAGGCGAAGACACTACACGCCTTGAAGCCGCACTTCAGCAGCATATTCAGGAATCAAGTAAGCCTCCGATCGATATAAACGAAACCAATGCGAGTGTGAATAAAAGTGCAAAGCAGGTATTCGGTGAAGGGCTAGGAGTTGCGACTGATATCGCATCATTTGGCACTTATGGCGAAGCGGCGAAAGGAGCTCAGACCGGCAAACTGCTTGTCAGTGGAAAAATGAGCGGTCTTCTTGCAAAAGCATTGCCGGAGAGTGCATCAACTGTCTTCGAGAAAACAATACCTACCGCAACATCAAAGCTCGCAGCATTCGGTAAAGGATTTCTTCAGGGAGCTAAGACTGCTGTTCCGATCGGTGCAGGGTATGGAGCTTCAGCATCGATGCAGGCTGACGAGGATATCCCTACCATTTTGAAAAAGTCACTCACAAGTGCCGGTGTATCTGGTGTGATCGGAGGTACTCTCTCAGGTTTTGCGAATATGAGAAATGTAAGCCCCGAGACTTTGAAGAAAGAAGCTATCGATAGTTACAAGCGTGGTCTCAATGCCACAAAAGAAAAGTACAAAGAACAGGCTGACAAGATCATTCCTGATCTGCTTGATGAAAAGACGTGGGGTACAAAGAAGCAACTTATTAAAAAAGCAGAGAGCGGAATAAAACTCTCAAATGATGAGTACGCAAAACTCGGAGAGCTTCAAGGAACTGTAGAGACAGACGGATTGCTAAACAAAATTGATGATGAGATAGGGAACTACTCCCAAGGTGGCCGAGCATTTACGGAAAAGACGAGTGCTATCCAAACCACGATCGATAATCACCTAAAAACTGCTGCGCAAATACTTAATGATCCTGAAATGGCTGATCAAGTTTCAAAAGCCGGCGGAATACAAGCAATCATTGCTGACTCAAAGAAAAATATCGTTGACCAACTCCGCCATAACGGAATCAATGACGTTGGAGATCTTATCGACAACCTTGATCTCTCAAAAATGGATAGTCTTGATGAGTACGGCCGAACACTCAAGCAAGCTGTCGCTGAAGCGATACCGCAAAAGCCAATCTCGGTTAATTCATCGAGAATCAATCAACTCAAGAAGCTCCGTGACGATATCGAAGCCTTGCATCTATACAATCAGCCGACTCAAGCCTATCAGCAGGATCTTCGTGAGCTTGCCCAGGATTACGGCGACGTTGTCTATGAGACTCGAAAGAGCCTAAAGACCGTCGACGACAACGGCATGCTCTCGCAGGTACGAAAGGTCGATGGTGCAATCAGAAATCTTCTCAACACAAATAATCCTGACTACGAGAAGATCAACAAAGCCTACACCTTGAATTCAAGACTCTTCGACATTCTCGATGAGACTGCAAAGCGCAGAGAAGCTCGTCCACTCATCTCATGGTTCAACACGGTCGTGGGAAGTAGCGGTGCGACAGCTGGAGGCACTGCTGGCACATTTATCGGCGGTCCCGCTGGTACAGTCGTCGGATCACTTACTGGTGGAAGCGTAGCTGTAGGAATTACCTCACTTTTGAATAGCACTTGGTACAACACGCTCCAAGCCGTTCAAAAAGCGAAACTGGCTGAGAAGCTCACTGAGATAGGCAGTCTTACTGCGGCGAAGTACTGGGTGCAGATCTTAAACTCGCAGGGTACGAAAGCGATCAACCAATTCCTAAGTACGCCAAAAGAACAGCTAAACCAGCCACCACAATGAAAGCCAAAATAGCTCCTACAACAATGCCGACCAATCCTAGGTATGCACCGCCGATGAATATAAAAACGAAAAGCAGGATGCAGGTCAAAACATAGTACATGCATGTATGTAGCCATAGAAAATAATTCAAAGCAAACGTCCTTCAGTACCAACATTATGGAAAAGAGAATTGAAAAAATCGAAGATCAAATCAGAGAAATCAAAGACAACCACTTGAGCCATATTCAAGAGGATCTTGCTGTTGTGAAGACAAACCAGGAGTGGATCATGAAATTCTTCTGGATTGTCAGCTCAGCATCAATCGCCGGTCTGATCACCGGAATTATTAACTTAATAATCAAATAAATTTATGAATATTCCATTTCAACAGACACCAAACTATGCTGTCGGTCCCACAAAGAAGGGTGTTATTGTCCTTCATTTCACTCTCGGTGCGTATAACGGAGCGGTAAGTTGGCTCATGAACTCAAACCGTCCAAACAGATCCTCAGCTCACTATGTGATTGGACGGAATCAAGGAGAGATCACCCAGCTTGTGAAAGTTACTGACATCGCATGGCATGCAGGCGTGATCAGTAACCCAAACGATCGTGCAAAGCGAGTGATGAAAAAGAATTTAGACGGCTCGTGGGTAAATCCGAATCAGTATGCAATCGGCATTGAGCTCGCGGCCGGATATGACGTGGATCAGGATGGCGTGGTCGAACCGAATGAGAACGACATCACTGAGTGGCAGTATCAACAGCTCACTGAACTCGTGAAGTCTTTCGTAAACAATCCTGATACGGCATTTGTGCTTGATGAGAAAAATATCATCATCCACGGAGACATTGCTGACTACAAAGAAAAGCCTGAGATTGTTCGCACAGAACTTCTCAAGCGACTCTTTCCGGTCCCGTCAGTAAGTAAAGAGGGAATCAAGTCACAAATTATCAGTCTTCTTAATCAACTTTAAACGTATGCAAATATATCAATCAGCATCGAAACTTGTCTTTGTTCTGCTCACCATTACGGCATGTGCAGGCTTTGTTATGGGCAAGCTCCCAGTAGATCAATTTATGATTCTAGCGATAGCAGCTTCTTCATTCTACTTCTCAAATAAGGGCGATAATACTCAGCCTTTTGCCGGTAAATAGGGCACTGTGGATAACTATTGACAGGGAATATGTACCTGCTATACTAGTAGCAACAGACCTGAAAGGCATCCTAAATGGGTGCCTTTCGCTTTTATAGGTCTACTCTCTCAAGTTTCTCTCGTAGATTATTGTTGGTGAGATCCATGAATTTGTCTCCGGCAAATCGTTTGATTTCTTTTGCTGTTCTCGGTCCGCGAGAAAGTACCAACACTTCTTTTTTAGCAACTTCACGAAGATGCTTCAGAACAGGAAGGAAGTCTCCATCACCTGAAAGAATGACAACGCGCTCAAAAGCATTTTTGTCTCGCATCATATAAAACGCCATTTCAACATCGCAGTTTGCCTTACGCTTTTGATTACCTTCTTCGTCCTCGTACATTTTCACCGGCTTCAGGATAAGTTGGAAACCAAATCTCTCAAGTTTCTGGTAGAAACGCACTTGTTTCAAATGGCGATCAAGGAGTACGAGCATCGCACTGGTCAAATCTTTTTTATTTTTCTCAGTGTAGTCAACAAGGTAATTTTCGAGGTTCTTTAAAGAAACTGTATCGTTGGTAAGATAGTCAAAAGGGAACTTGTGGATTTCAACACCGCCAAAATAGAAAACGTTCGAGACTTCAAAGCGGTCCTGTAAATATTTAAAAAGCTTTTCAAAATCAACACTCCAGCCGAGGGACTTTTTACCTCCATAAAAAAGATTTGACGCATCAATGTAGGCGTAAGTACGCATGTGGAGCATTATAACACAAACAAAATAAAAACACTTTATTATGTGGGAGTTTTGTGGTAAACTCACTTCATGTCACTTATCGACCAGCTGCCAAAAGTTGTGTCAGAGGGTCGACGAGAAGTAAACCGTATTCTCGAAGGCCTTTCTGATAACACACGTCTCTCATTGCAAACCAATGAGCTAGTTATCCCTTCTAAGGATTCAAATTACCGTGATCTTTTTGACCAACTAAAAAAACTTGGTCAACTTGATGTCGCAAAACAAGACCTGACTGAAGAAACATGGAAAAACCGTCTTGTCTACGGAGACAACCTCCTTCTGATTCAAGCCCTCCTTGCAGGAGACTCTGATTCAGGTCTTGCAAGTATGCGTGGGAAGATTGATTTGATTTACATTGACCCTCCTTTTGATTCAAAAGCAGACTATCGAACAAAAATAGAAATACCGGGCGCAGAGCTCGAGCAACGACCTACAGTCGTGGAACAGTTCGCATATGCCGACACATGGAGTAGTGAAATAAATGGTGAAAAAGTCTCTGGCACAGCAGCTTATTTGAAGTACATGTACCCGAGGTTAGCTTTGATGAAAGAATTACTCTCGGAAAAGGGAAATATATTCATTCACATAGGAATGCAGACTTCTCATTATGTAAAAATCATCCTTGATGAAATATTTGGTAAGGGAAATTTTGTTGAAGAAATCATATGGGCATACGGATCACCATCAGGTGGTAGAGCGGCTGGAGCGAAATTTGTGAAAATTCACGAATACATACTTCACTACTCGAAAAACTATGAAGATAGAATTCAGAATAAAATTCATTTACCTTATACTCAAAAATACATAGATGATTGGTTTAAATTCACAGATGATGATGGTCGTCGTTATCAAAGACGAATGCGTGGGCGTGATGAGAAAGGAGATATAAACTGGGAAAAGCAATATCTAGATGAGAGCAAGGGCGTCCCTGTTTCAACTGTTTGGAGTGATATAAAACAAGTATATGCTGACCCTCGTGCATATAAACCAAGTCAAAAAGGACATTCAGAAATTGTTAATTATGATACGCAAAAGCCGGAAGCTTTGATTCAGCGTATTATGGAACATGCTTCAAACGAAAATTCTATTGTGGCTGATTTCTTTGGAGGCTCAGGAACAACTGCTGCTACAGCAGAAAAATTTGGTCGCAAATGGATCATTTCTGATATAGGGAAGCCTGCTGCGATGGTAATGCGTAAACGGTTTATTGATCATGAAGCAAAACCGTTCTTGTATCAGTCAATTGGTGACTATCAACGAGAACAACTTCAGTCAACAATGGGAGCTAAATATAGAATTGGAGATCTTGCCCAAGTAATTCTTGGTCTATACGGTGCGGTCCCGTTTCCAATAGAGGATAATCCAAACAAAAATCTTGGATATATTCCGCAAAGTAAAAATCTTGTACTAGTTGATTCACCAAGTAAGCTCTGTGGTCTTTCAACATTACAAAAAGCACAACAACTTCGTGACTCCCATCTTGGAGGATGGAATAAAGTAACAGTACTTGCATGGAACTTCGTTTCTGATATCGGTCAAATTATCGACAATTTAAAAGATGATAGCTTGGAGGTACTCGTCATTCCGCCAGATCTCCTTGATAAACTTTCAAGTAAAGCTAACTATGAAAAGCTAGTGAAGTCTGGCAAGGTTCGATTCTCAACACTCCAATATCTTACAATCAAACCACCAGTGGTGAAATCAATTGATGGGTTAGAGGATGAAATTACTATTGAGCTAGACAACTACATGCTCCTATCACCGGACGCGCTTCCGCTCGATGAAAAAAGTAAAGAGAAACTTCAGCAAGTTATTGCAACGAGTCCGCTTGATCTTATTGAATACTGGAGTATTGACCCTGATTTTGATGGGGAAATATTTCGCAGTATTTGGCAGGATTACCGACAAAATACTGAAAATGACAAAGATGCTCTTCGTGTGGTTCATAAAACTTCTATTAAAGTTCCAAAGAAAAATGGCAAACGAAGAATTTGCGTAAAGGCGGTTGATGTCTTTGGTTGGGAGAGCGAGGTTATAAAAGAAATATAATGCCATGGCAAGAAACTCATTACAATTCGCAAAAGACATCACGAACCAGGCGAATAACGCATGGGATTCTGGTGAGTTTCTAGAAAAAGTAACGCCCACCACTAAAGCACTTCTCGAGTATTGGTTTGCTGATGGATATAATGACCTTCGCCAGATCAATTTTCATGTGGGGCAAAAACAGGCAATTCTAAATGCGATCTATATTCACGAAGTTATAAAGTCAAAAAATATCTTCGAGGCATATCAACACTTCTCCCCTGACCTACTTCTTGAGGGTGATGGCAGTCTTGCTGAACTTTCAAAGTCAAAGTATTCACATCCAAAATACGCCATAAAAATGGCAACTGGTACGGGCAAGACATTCGTCTTGCAAGCTCTCCTTATTTGGCAGTATCTTAATGCAAAACACGAGAAAGGAAACTACAGTAAAAACTTTCTTGTGGTTGCACCAGGACTCATTGTGTACGAACGACTACTTGATGCTTTTGTAGGTAAAGAAAGAGAAGATGGCGAAGGTCGTGATTTTGAAAAATCCGATATGTTTAAAATGCAAGAACTTTTTATTCCTGAATCATATCGTGATGAAATATTTGGTTTTTTGAAATCATCAGTGGTAAAAAAAGAAGAAATTGGCACAAAAGTAGTCGGCGACGGACTTGTCGCTATTACGAACTGGCATCTCTTGGCAGGCGTTGAAGAGGAGACGGAAGAAGAGGTTGACTCACCTGGTGATCTTGACCCAACTCAAGTCGTACGCTCAGTTTTACCAGTACGACCAGGAACGTCTGCTGGAAATAGTCTTAATGTTCTCGATAATCAATATGGTAGGGGAAAGGAGCTAGAGTACCTAAAGAGTCTTCCGAATCTAGTGACCTTCAACGATGAAGCTCACCATATTCATGAGATGAAAAAAGCAGGTGAGGCGACTGAAGTAGAGTGGCAGAAATCACTCACCGCAATTGCAGAGCCAAAAGGTGAAGGGTTTATTCAAATCGACTTTTCAGCCACACCTTTCAATCAGGTAGGAAAGACAAAGGTGTATTTTCCACACATAATCGTTGATTTTGATCTTAAAACAGCGATCCAGAAAGGTCTTGTGAAAACACTTGTTCTTGATAAGCGAAAGGAGCTCGCTGCGATGGATCTCGATTTCAAGGCAGTCCGTGATGAAAGCAATAAAGTTATTGGTCTCTCCGAAGGTCAGCGTGTGATGCTTCGAGCAGGTCTCAAAAAGCTTCGTATTCTTGAAACCCAATTCGAGAAGATTTCTGAAGAAAAAAATAAATACCCAAAAATGATGATCGTGTGCGAGGACACAAAGGTTGTTCCTTTTGTAACTGAGTTTTTTATGAGCGAAGGACTCAACCAAGACGATGTTCTTGAGATCCACTCAAACAAAATGGGTGACGTTGGCAAGGATGAATGGATCGAAATAAAAAAGAAACTCTTCCGTCTCGACAATCACAAATCACCTAAAATTGTTATTTCAGTTTTGATGCTTCGAGAGGGATTCGATGTAAACAATATCTGCGTTATTGTGCCACTTCGATCGTCTCAAGCTCCTATTTTGCTTGAACAGACTATCGGACGAGGACTCCGTCAGATGTGGCGTGAGCCTGAATTTGCCGATATCAAGGCAGAGAACAGAAAACGATTACTTGTAGAGAAAGCCAGTCCACAAAACTATTTCGACATACTCAGTATTATCGAACACCCTGCATTCGTCGGGTTCTATGAGGAGCTGATGCAGGACGGACTTGCAGGTACTGACGATAACGACATTGATGGCGGCACTGACGTAACAGGTGACATAATATCAGTTGGACTTAAGGCAGACTTTGCTAAATATGATTTTGCCTTTCCTGTGATCGTGAGCGAAGCTGAAGAAATCATAAAAGATTCAAAATTAAGTATTGAAAAACTGGGGGCTTTCACCTTGATGCCATTTGCGAACATGAAAAAGATGGTCCCAAAGGGCGAGCAATTCATCTCTCAAGAAATGACAAAGGGTACTCGTTTTGGTGACTACAGCATCGGAGGGGGAATAATGACTGCCACAAGCTATAACGAATTTGTCTCACGACTGGTGAATCGTGTCTCTTCACTTTTACATGAACCTGTTTCCGGCCGACATTTGAAAGCTCAAACAAAATATCCAGCACTTCAGATCAAACTCCCTGAACTTGCAGGACTTACTGATGAATATATTCGTCACAAACTATTCAATCAAGATGTTGATCCTTTTGAAGATGAGAACTGGCGTGTACTTATGATCGACGTGGTAACAAATCATGTCATTGCAGAACTTTCACGCGCGATCCTAAAGATGCAGGAAACTGAGACAGTCAGCGAGCCGCAAGTGATCAATCGAAACATATCTGAAGTAGACAAGCTTCGCATGCGCGAAAATTACTCAATCCCTGCGGTGAAAACAATCTACGAACGCACAGGATATCCATCAAATAAGGGTCAGTTTGAAAAGGATTTTATGGAATACGCTGATACCGATAACACTGTCGAAGCATTCGTAAAATTACTCGTCGATAGGCATTATTTCGTCCGTTTTCGATATCTCAAAGAAGATGGATTGATGGCATTCTATTATCCTGACTTCTTAGTGCGAGCAAACAACGGAAAGATTTACATTGTTGAAACCAAGGCACAGGATCAGATCAGCCATCCAAACGTGCAAAAGAAGCAGGTATCGGCCGTTAATTGGATCACTCGAGTAAATGCACTCCCACCTGAGATGCGTAGCAATGCGGAATGGGAGTATGTGCTTATTGGTGACGCCTTCTTCAAAGACTGGAAGGCAAAAAATGCATCTGTAGTCGACATGCTTGAATTCGCAAAATTACGATCCAAAATCCAAAAGGAAAGTAATTTATTCGATTAAAATATATGGCAAAGAAAAAGGCAGAATCAAATACAGTTGAAACTCCAACCGTCAAAGCAAGACGAAGGATATTTTACTCTAAGGACAGGGAGATCTTTAATGATGATTCTGGCTATGTTGGTACTGGTGTCGATGTGCCAACAGTGCTCTACAAAAACATAAACTCGCAAATCCAAAGGGCTATTTTTTCATCAGATAATCTATGCTTTTTGATGGGGGCAGGGTCATCTTTAATTAAAGATAAAGACGGGAAAGCAGAAACAGGATCAGGTAAATCAATGGCAGACTTGTGGGAAGAAATAAAGGACAATGCTGAATTTAAAAAAATAAATGAGGCTTTCATAACAGCTGCGAACAAAAATCTCGAGGAGCTACTTTCACGACTTGAATCAGAGGCATCACATTTTCATTTAAATAATAAAGTAACTGAAGTAACTGCAATTGACGGACAGATTTCGTATATAAAGGGATTTATCAAAGAGAAATGCAAACTGACCTTAAGCTCAAAGTTTCCGCATCCAAAATTCTTAAGAAACATATTTCTCAGGAAGCAATCGCATTCGAGAGTAAAAATATTTACTCTTAATTACGATACCCTGACTGAGCAGGCTGCAAACGAGGTGGAAGCTGTGGTTGTCGATGGGTTCAATTTTTCTCATGACAACACGTTTTCTCAAATCACATTCGATCTAGATATCGTTCACAGAGAAAAAACTAGAATTCACACTGAAGACAATTTTTACTCAAAACTATTCCATCTCTATAAATTGCATGGATCAACAAACTGGTATTTAAAGGGCGAAAAAATACAGAGGCGGAATGAGGATGAGAAGGATTCCATCATGATATTTCCACATAAGGACAAATTCAAAGAAAGCTATCAGATGCCGTTTTTTGAGCTAGTCTCAAGATTCCAAAGTGCATTGAGAAAGACGAATACCGTACTGTTCATCATTGGCTATGGTTTTGGAGATGAGCATATAAATAGGATAGTAAAAGAGGCCGTTATAGCGAACCTGAATCTTCAGGTATTTGTGATTTCTCCAACAGCAGCTCAAGAGGGAAAGTTTGATGAATTTCAAAAATTGATACTCGAAAAAGGACTTCGCAACCTGATGTTTATTTCTAGCGATTTTGATGCATTTGCAAAAAATATGCCATCAATTCCTAACGAGGAAGATAGGAAAAATCCACTTATTGGAATCAATGATCCGGTATTCGTCGAACCGGAAGATATCCTAGACACAGACGACAATGATTCCATACTTTGATCCTGAAAAATTCATAGGATATGTGTCTAAAGTTTCCGCAGAACTAACAAGAGTACATTTTCCTAATTCAACGCTTCTAAAAGGCTTTTATTATAATGGAAGTTTTCTAACTGGGGGATTGGTAAGAAACT